GCATTTTTAAATAAAACTTAATTTTATATATCTTCCCGGAGGGGCTTTAGGCGGTAGCCGGGCCCGTAGGGTGTAGCCGAGCGTAGCGCAGGCGCCTCGGCACCCCGGTAGTTGAGGGCCGCTCCTGTAAGACGATTCGAAGAATGAGAATCCTAGTATTACTTACAGGAGCGGCTTCTCAACGTCTCAAGTTCTCAGAACGTGACGGGGCGCAGCCGTCACGTGACATGGCGCAGGCCAATAGATTTGCTTCACGTGAAATTGCGTGATGGGGCGCAGCACGAATATATAAAGAAGCAAATCCCCGCTTGAAATTTAAAAAATGAAATGGAAAGCGGACCAACTCCCGGGGATCCCTCTTTGCCACGAAGTGGAAGAGCCCAACCTGCGCGAAGACAAGCCGTCTATTGGATGCTCACCATCCCGGCCCATGAGTTCACTCCATACTTGCCGGACGTTTGCTCACTCGTCAGAGGGCAACTCGAAAGGAGTGAATCAGGGTTTCTGCACTGGCAACTACTTGTTGCATTCAAGACGAAACAATCTCTCATCGGAGTGCGTAGAGTCTTTGGAACCTTCCACGCCGAGCCCACCCGGTCGTCCGCCGCAGTTGACTACGTCTGGAAGGATGAAACGTATGTCAACGGGACGAGGTTTGAGCTTGGAAAACTCCCATTCCAACGCAACAACCCAGACCACTGGGATGAAATCTGGGAGCTTGCGAAGAGTGGCCGAATCGAAGCTATTGACCCGCAAGTCCGTATTTGTCATTACAGGACTCTGCGAGCAATATGCTCAGATTACGCAAAGCCAGTTGGAATGGTCAGAACTTGTTACGTATTCTGGGGTTCAACTGGGACTGGTAAAAGTCGCACCGCTTGGGAACGCGCCGGTCTGCAAGCTTACGCTAAAGATCCCTTATCCAAGTTTTGGTGCGGCTACAGTGGTCAAGCGGCTGTTGTCTGCGATGAATTTCGTGGAGGAATTTCAATCTCGCACATTTTACGGTGGACAGATAGATATCCTATCAACGTGGAAATTAAAGGATCTTCCGTGCCCTTGTCAGCAACAACCTTGTACTTCACGAGCAATGTCAATCCAAGAAGATGGTACCCAGATCTAGATAATGAAACTTTGGAAGCTTTATTGAGAAGATTAATTATAACCGAATTTTAATAAAAACTTTTTTACCAAAAAAAAAGAAACTTATGCCTGTTTTTCGTAGAATTGCTAATTATGTGTACAAAAACCCAACTACAGCAGGTCGTATTGCTGGTGCTGCTTATAACCTTTATCGAAAGCGTAAGTCTAGTACTAGTACTTATGTTCCTGCTAAACGAATGAAACGAACAATAAAGAGGTTGTCTTATAAACGAAAAGCTCGTTCAGTCAAATGTTTGCCACGAAAAACAGTAAAATGTGTGAAGGAAATTGTTAAGAAAGAATTGACTAAAGAGTCACCAACTGGTACCTATTATAAAAATTATGCTGGCACTCTGTTGATGCCTCTAACAGACTCAAATAATCAACTTGCGAGTGATTATATATTTTGGGCACAAGGTAGTTTTCCAAAGCAAAGATTAATTTTTTTCCAACCTCATCAAATGTTGGATGCAGCGTCCGTTTTATTTAATAGTAAAACTGCGGCGTTGCCTGATACTAATACAACAAATGATATTGCGGATGTGCAAACTAAATTTAATGTAATTTATGCCAGTGCAAAGGTTACTATTAAAAGTCATGCTGTTATTCCAGTTGAATTATCTTTATATGAAGTCAGATCTAAAGATTTGGAAAATGATTTTTTTTCTGATGATTATAATGATGCTTTGGAATCTACTAATTTAAATCAAGTTGGTGGTACTACTTTTAATAGATCTTCATTGCATGTAAAGCCAACTATGTTTGAATCCTTGAAAACGAGGTATAAGATTAAAGAAATTACAAAAAAACTTTTACCTGGAGAAAGCTTAACTCATTTTATGAAGTATAAATCTAATACTTTATGGAAGAAGCAAAATTATGTTGATGGTAATGTTTTACAAAATGTTGGCAAGGATACAGTGCAATTATTTTATACTTATCGTCCATGTGTTACTCCAATATATGATGGAGCAGGTAATGGTCTTAGAGTGGGTGTGTTATGGAGACAATCGAGTCTTGTAGCGAGTCAAACAGGAACTGCTTGTTTGACATGTGATGTTCATGAAATTTACAAGATTGATTGTCCAGATGGAATGGCCGTTATTAATCAAAAGGATGCAACTTGTGTGTTTAATGGTTATGAACCAATTATTACACTTAATGGTGCATATACAACTGATCCCATTCCTGCGATGAATAATAATTCAAGTGCATTTTTAAATAAAACTTAATTTTATATATCTTCCCGGAGGGGCTTTAGGCGGTAGCCGGGCCCGTAGGGTGTAGCCGAGCGTAGCGCAGGCGCCTCGGCACCCCGGTAGTTGAGGGCCG